TTTAACCTTGAAATTTTTAGTAAAATGTTAGGTGAGTTACGTAATGAACATAATGAAATAAAACGCAACTTCGACATTGAAATTACTAGATTAGAAGAAACTAATAATCATTTAAATACCCAACAACAGCAAGTTGATAACTTCGAAGAAAATAAAAATCAAAGAGTTAATAGAATTGAAAATCAAATAAATGTAAAAAATAATGATTTAAAAAATTATAAAGAAGAAAAAAATACAGTTGAATCATTAGATGAAAAACCTTATATTGATAAATCGGAAAAACTAAATGAAGAAATAGTAGATTTTAAAAATATTAAAAATGAAAAGTATGAAAAAATTGTACAGTTAAAAACTAATTTAACTACTAATAAAAACACATTAACAAAAATTGGTACGGATGAAGCTACCTGTCCTATGTGTTTAAGACCTTTAGAAGATCATGATAAAGATTTAATTGAAGAAGAAAAAGAAAAAATTAATATTATATTGGACGATATTTTAAATGATATAAAGTATAACAAAGAAGATTATGAAAATGCAGTTAAAGAAATTAATAGTTATTCTGCAGCTAAAACGAAAATCGATAATAAACTTTTAAGTATAAAAAATCAAAAAGATAATATTTCTTATCTTGAACGTACAATATCTGAAATAGAAAATATTATTAATCAATATCAAACTGATATAGATAGTATTAAAAATGAAACAAATTCATTTGATGATTTAATAAGTGAAACTACAAATAAAATTAATGGTATAAAGCAAGAAATAGATTCCCTTAAAAAGGTTATAAATCTTATGGATGTGGTTAAATTTGTTGTAAGTGAAGAAGGGGTAAAGAGTTTTATTGTAAAGAAAATATTATCTCATTTTAATGGTAAGTTAACTCATTTCATGAAAAAATTAGATAGTAATTGTGTCTGCGTTTTTAATGAATATTTCGAAGAAGAAATCGTAAATGAAAAAGGTAAGATCTGCCTTTATAATAACTTTTCAGGGGCTGAAAGAAAAGCTATTGACTTAGCATGTTTATTCTCCTTTATGGATATGAGAAAGTCTCAAGGTGATGTTTATTATAATATTAGTTTTTATGATGAATTATTTGATAGTAGTTTGGATGAAAAAGGTGTCGATTTAGTTCTAGAGATATTAAATGAAAGAGTACAAAAATATAATGAATGTGTAATGGTTATAAGCCACCGAAAGGAAAGTATTAAATCTGCTAACGGTGACGTTATATTTTTAGAAAAACATAATGGCATCACTAGAAGAGTAAATTTTATTGATTAATTAATATTATGCTAATACAAGGTAACCAGCCATTTCAAGCAAATAGCCCATTTGCTGCAAAACCGTTTCAACAAAACGTAATTGCCACTACACAGAAAACCTCACCAGAGAAACCAACGTCTCCAGAGCAAGGTTTACCAAGATTTTTAAATTATTATGCAGACTATTCTGGTTGCGGACATTGGAGAATGATTTGGCCTGAACAGGTAATGAATGCTCATAATAAAGCAGTAGTTCATGGTACCACCGTAATGAATGTAGATGAAAGATATTATATACAAACAAAAGGAGTAAGAATACAAAGACAAGCAACTCCGCATCAACTCGAGTTCGTTAAGTGGTTAAGAAAACTTGCAGATAAGAATAATTTTAGATTAATATATGAAATTGATGATATATGTTTTTCAGAAGATATTCCAGACTATAATAAATATAAAACTGCTTTTGAAGACCCAATAATAAGAAATTCTGCTCAAGAAATGATGACCATATGTGATGAGATTACAGTTACTTGTCCGTTTATGAGAGATTATTATAAAGATAAGACAGGTAATAAAAATGTAACTGTTATACCTAATTTTATGCCAAAGTTCTGGTTAGGTGGTCATAGTGACTTAAACCGAACAATGGAAAGTTATGAAAAACATAAAAGAAAACCAAGAATTTTATATGCTGGTTCTGGTGCTCACTTTGATGTTGAAAATAGAGTTAAATTTAAAGATGATTTTTACCATGTTAATGATGTTATCAGAAAAACAGTTGATAAATATCAATGGGTATTTTTAGGCGCTCACCCATTACCGATAAGAGATTTAGTACAATCAGGTAAAGTTGAATTTCACCCATGGAGAAGATTATACGAATACGGTCAAGGTTTGAAAGATTTAAATGTAAATATGATTGTTGCTCCTTTACAAGATAATACATTTAATAAAGCAAAATCAGATTTAAAATATATAGAAGCTTGCGCATTAGGTCTACCAATTGCTTGTCAAGATCTAATTACATATGAAAATGCACCAATTAAGTTCAGAACTGGTGATGATATGATAGCTCAGATTGAAAATACTTTACAAGATAGAAAACGTTATAAAGCTTTATGTAAAAGAGCTACCCAGTATGCTGATACAAGGTGGTTAGAAGATGATAAAAATATTGACTGTTATATGGAATTGTATCAGTATGGTGTGAATGACCCAAAAAGACTCAATTTATCTAGATATAATTAGGAACTATGATATAATTAATGGGTGAGTTATCGTAATATATACTATGATCCCCGTGAAAGATGTATCAATTTATTTACCTGGGATACCGACGGTAAAAGAATTAAAGTAACTACATCCTATGACCCTTATTTGTATGTCGAAGGTAAGGGTGATTATGAATCTATTTTCGGAACTAAACTGGTTAAGAAGAGTTTTAGGACTCAGTATGACCGATTTAAGTATATTAAAGATACTGGTATTAAAAGAGTATTTGAGAATCAGCCTGCTGTGCAGCAGTACTTAATTGATACATTTTGGAAGGTTAACGAAACGACTGAATTTAGTAAAAACCCTATTAAGGTTATGTTTTTAGATATCGAGACTTATTCCCCGGATGAGTTTCCTAATCCTCAAGACCCTACTCATACCTGTAATGTTATTACTTGCTTTGATTCATTAAATCGTCAATACCATACATTTGGTTTAGGTGAGTATAATAATAAAGATAAAGATGTAACATATGTTAATTGCTCTTCTGAAAGAGAGTTATTTATGAAGTTTGTTGAGTATGTTGAAAAGGACTACCCTGATATTATGTCAGGTTGGAATAGTGAGTTTTTTGATTTACCGTATATCTTAAATAGATGTACTCGTATACTTGGTGAGGAATGGACTAATAGAATATCACCTTCAGGTAAGGTTTATAGTAGAACAATACGTGGNCAGTTCGGTCAAGAACAACAACGTTGGTATGTTGAAGGTATTTCATTAATTGACTATTTAGATGTATATAAACGTTTCTCAGTTGGNGTAAANGAAAGTTATAAACTTGATGCAATTGGCGANGCAGAGTTAGGTGAGAAGAAAGTAGATTTNGGTAATATGAATCTAGCTACTCTTGCTGATACTGATTGGCAAACGTTTGTTGAATATAATATTCAGGACGTTAGACTGCTAACTAACCTAGAAGATAAACTAAAGTATACAGAACTAATTAAGATGTTGGCTTACGTTGGCCTAACTACCTTCGAAGCTGCTATGGGATCCCTTTCGGTGATCAACGGTGCAACAGCTGTTATATCAAGGAAGCGTGGTCAGTGTGTACCTTCGTTTATTAGGAATGCTGATACCGGTAAGAATCCAGGTGCATTTGTTGGTGAACCTTTGAAAGGTTTTCAAGAAAATATTATATCGTTTGATGCTAACTCTCTATACCCGAATGTGATGATATCTCTAAATATGTCTCCGGAAACTAAAGTGGGTAAGATTGAAGATAAAAATGATAATGAAATAGTTATACGTCATGCTAATGGTCAGGTCTTTACTTTAACTCATGAAAAGTTTTTAAAGTTCTGTAAAAAAGGAAGAGATAGCTATTAGTAAAGCTAACGTGCTATTTACTCAAAAGTTTAAAGGGGTAATGCCTGAAATTTTAGATTACTATTATGATAAACGGGTTGTGGTGAAAACTAAATTAGGTAAACTTAAGAGAGAGTATTCAAAGAGTAAGGTTAAAAATAAGGATCTTAAATTTGAAATTGATCAATTAGATGCAAAGCAGTTATGTATTAAAGTTTTAATTAATTCAATTTATGGTTACTTTGGTAATAAGCATGCCCCTTTCGGTGATGATGATATTGCAGCTTCAATTACTTTAACTGGTCAAGCAGTTATTAAACAATCTAACGAATTACTTAAAAGGTATATTAAAGAAAAAGCTAATGTTGAGGATGAAAAAACTCTTAATGATTGTATAATATATAACGATACAGATAGTAGTTATATTTCAGTTAAACCTTTAGTTAAAGCAGGTTTAACTTTTACCGATGAAAATGGTAAGTTAACTCAAGCATTTCATGATGAGGTGCAGAATATTGAAGACTTCTTAAATGATGAAATTAAAGTATGGGGTATTAAAAACTTAAATTCTAAAGACTGTAGATTTATCTTTAAACGTGAAGTAATTGCTGATACTGGTATATTTTTACAAAAGAAACGTTACGTTATGCATATTTTAGATGATGAGGGTATACCAATGGATAAGTATAAGTATACTGGGGTTGAAGTTGTAAGAAGCACGATGCCGGATGCTATTAAACCTCATGTAAAAGGTATAATTGAGACGATGCTATCAACCCAAAATATAGCTAAAACTAATGCTGTACTTGATAAAACGTATAAGATATTTAAAGATCTACCAGTTGAAGATATTACCTTTGTATCGGGTTTAAAAGGTTATGAAAAATATGCAGGACAATGTGATGATTGGAAAACTGCAAAAGGCATGCCTATTCATGTTAAAGCTGCTTATTACCATAATATGTTACTTAAAAAGTTTAATATAGAAAAAAAGTATGAAACTATTAGTTCAGGAGATAAAGTTAGATACTTTTACTTACAGCAACCTAACCCGTATAATTTACCGAGCTTGGCATACAAGTATTATTACCCAGAGGAATTTAAAAAGATATTTCATGTAGATTACGATAAAATGTTTGAAAAAAATCTCTATGCAGTTATTGAAAGATTTTATGATAACGTTAAATGGGCTATTCAAAAGCCAGGTAATGCGGTTCAAACTAATTTATTTGATCTTTTAAGTTGAATTAAGTAAAACAGTTATTAAAATATATGTATGGCAGATAAAAAATATACTACATTTATTGATAACGCGGGTCGTGCACTTTTTGCCGAGCTTGAAAGTGAAACGTCTGATAATTTGGTTGCAAAAAACCCAGTTATGATTACCGTTCAACAAGGAGAGAATGGTCAAATGGCTGTCCAGCTATTTCCTCTATTCTTCCAAGAATTTGTTCAACCAACAACAGATGATTCAAGAGCAAATTACTTCACTTATAGTAAAGGTAATATTGCAATTGGTAGCAAGTTTGAGATTGAAAACCGTATTGTAGAGCAATACGAAAAAATTGTCAATCCAATCTTAGTACCAGCAGATCAATCTGCAGGGGGAGAACCTGAAGTTATTAAGCTATTCGACGAATAAAAAAAAAATAAATAAAAAACAGCCTCTCATAACTAAAAAATATGAGAGGTTTTCTATGTATGTCGCCTCAAGAAATATTTGATTATAAATTAGGATGGAAATCTTATTCATTTTCTATACCGTTTCACTCGGACTGGGAAATGGAGTATAGTGATTACTGTAAAGATAATTTTAATAAATGGCAATGGGACATTATAAAATGGACTAACGTTTACGAGCATACTATGTTATTTGAAATGGTAAAAGATGCTGATAAATTTAAAGAATTTATTGATAAACGATAATCATATACTATAATAGTATATATGAGTAAAGAAATTGATGATGTATTATCTATAATTGATAAATCTAACCCGTACGCTTCGTTTTTAAATGAAAGTGCTATTAG